TCAAGCAGAGGTAGGCTCGGTAATGCCGTGTTCCGCTTCATACTCCCTGACACGGCGATAGAAAGTGTTAGCTGACAAGCCCATTCTCCGCATAAAGTCCCTGCCTGTGATGCTCTTGGACTTCCATTCCCCATAAAGCTGACCGAACCTCGTCCAGTCGATCTCAATGGGCTTCCGTCCTGTGTATTTGCCCTGTGCCTTAGCGATCTCGATGCCCTCACGCTGTCGCTGTTTGAGCTGTTCACGCTCCAACTGAGAGAGGGCAGCAAACACGGTCAACATGAAATTGCCCGCAGGCGTGTCGGTGTCGATTTTCTCCTTATGGCTGATGAGCGTTACCCCTTTGGTGGTGAGTGTGTCGATAATGTTCAGCAAGCCCTTTGTGGAGCGTCCTAAACGGCTGATACTCTCAATGTAGAGGGTGTCACCCTCACGCACATATTCAAGCATAGCCCTGAGCTGAGGGCGGTCTCCGTTTGCTCCTGACAACTTCTCGGAGAAGATGCGGTCAACCTGATAGTCGCACATGATTTCCTGCTGTCTCGCTGTCTCCTGATGTTCCGTTGAAACTATGATATATCCGATTTTGCTCATAGCTGTTGTTTCCTCGTATTACTGGATCGCTGACAGACAGGGCAGAAGTTTGAAACGTTTGAATGAACTCTTTGCCATGAACGGACAGGTCGGTTTCCTCGCATCTCAGCGTGTGGACGGAAAACTGATTCTCCCTGAAGCTGTTAAGACACTGACTATCAGAAAGCGTGATGCTATGATTACGCTGAAAGAGGCGAAAAATTATCTGAGAGTAGATTATGAAGAGGACGATAGTCTGATTCAAAATCTGCTTTCTACAGCAAAAAATCTGGTAATGGACGTTGGCAGAATGGACGAATCAGCATTTGCTGAAAATGAAGATACTGTGCGGACAGCGAGAGGGCGTGATGTAATGGAAATCGGGACTCTGAATCAGAGAATCACCATTTTGGAACACAGAACAGTTGTGGACGAGATCGGCAACCATATTACAAAATGGGAAGAAACCTTTTCTTTGTGGGCAAAGGTAATTGTAAAAACAGCAAGTGAAACAACGGATACAGGAGTTACCAAAGAGGTACAGAAACTTGAATTTCTGGTTCGTCAAAGTCCTGCCTCGCTGAATATCAACAGCACCAATTTCCGTATTCTTTTCAGAAACAGCGTCTACAATGTCACCGGAATTACTCCTTTATACGACCACAACAACTACATGAAAATTGAGGGTGAGATACGAAAGGCAGGTACTTCCGATGACTACAGTTGATGCAATGGCTGATGAAATTATGAAGGGTCTGACAGATTATGCTGACCTTGCAGATACGTCAATGAAAAAGGCAGTCAGAAAAACTGCAAAGTCTGTAAAAGATGAAATATCTGCCAATGCTCCAAAGCGAACAGGTGCGTATTCAAAAAGCTGGACTGCAAAAAAGACAAAGGAAAACAGCCATTCTCTTGAAATGACTGTACACAGTAAGAATCGCTATCAGTTGGCACATTTATTGGAGAAAGGCCATGCCAAGCGTGGCGGTGGACGTGTATCCGGCAAACCGCACATTGCTCCTGCGGAAGAAAAAGGGATACAGCTTTTTGAGAAACTTATAGAGGAGGTGTTGTCATGACCTACGAACGAATCGCAGAAATGATGGAAGAGATGGGACTGCCTTTTGCCTATCATCATTTCGCCGAGGGCGAAAGCCCTGCACCGCCTTTTCTTATTTTTCTTTCACCTAGAGAGAATACATTTTCAGCAGATAATCAAATGTATTTCAGTTTTAAGAAACTGGATATTGAACTTTACACAGACGTTAAGAATCCTGAACTGGAAAAGCAGATTGAAGAGGTTCTGAAACGTCATGAGATTTACTACACAAAATCAGAAGTATGGATAGAGTCGGAAAGGCTCTATGAAGTGCTTTACGAAATGGAGGTATAACCAATGGCGAACAAGAAGAACAAGGTTAAATTTGGTTTGCAGAACGTCTATTGGGCGAAAATCAATGAATGGGGTGAAGATCCAGACGGCAACAAGACTGTCCCTGCATATGGTCCGTCAAAGCATCTCTCCGGTGCTGTATCGCTCTCTATTGATGCAAATGGCGAGGCAGAAAATTTTTATGCGGACAATGGCGTTTATTATGTCATCAACAACAATGCAGGATATAAAGGCGATCTTGAAATCGCCCTTATCACAACTGAATTTGCAACGGAAATCTTAGGAGAAATCCTTGATAACAATGGTGTTCTGGTGGAAAAGAATGACACGGAACTTGCACAGTTTGCATTGATGTTTGAATTTCTGGGTGACAAGCATCATATCCGTCATGTGATGTATTGTTGCAGTGCATCACGTCCTGCGACAGAATCTGCAACCACCGAAGAAAGCACAGAAGTCAAGACCGAAAAGCTGTCGCTGAAAGCTACTCCTTTGCCGACAGGTCTTGTAAAGTCCAAGACAACGGAAAGCACCACAGAAGCGGTTTACAACAACTGGTTCAAGATGCCGTACAACCCTGATACGACAGTTAAGTCTTCTGCGAAGTCATCATAAGGAGGTATTGCTATGGCTATTCAAAAAAACATTACAATTGACGGGATTGAAGTGCCTTTTAAGGCAAGTGCTGCTGTGCCACGTTTGTATCGTCTGAAATTCCGCAGAGATATTTATACTCCTCGCTAATCTAACAATCATTAAAAGTAGAAGAATCAAAAAGTTCAAACTTAGGAGTTAAGAGTGAAGAAAGCAAATGAAAGACTCTATTTCGGAGTAAAATGTTTTAAAAGATTTGAAAAAATTATTTGCAAGTAATTCCTTTCTGAGAAATTTCCAAAGTCTTTCAATCAAATTCAAGTTTGGTGAATAAGGTGGCAAGAAAACTAAATTGATATTTAATTTTTCTGCTTTGTCCCTAACTTTTCGGCAATGCTGATAAGCAGCATTGTCAAGAATTATGTAAAGATATTGATCAGGGTATCGCTTTCGCAATCTTTCAAGTCCGTCACAAACAATGTCTGAATTAAGGTAGGAATCATTCATTATGCTTGTAGTTTCAAACGTTACAGGGTTTAAGAGCTTGTGTTCATAGCAAAAAAGTGGTATAATAGGAGATATGAAAAAAGAGTATCAAGCAACAAATTACGAAAGTGACTTGAAAGACAAACGATGGGAAGCAATCAAAGAATTCTTTCCATCCGGAAATAAAAGCAAATATCATAAACGATCATTAGTAGAAGCAGTGTTGTATATCGTAAAGACAGGCTGCCAGTGGAGAATGCTACCACATGACTATCCGCCACATGATACGGTATGGAGTTTTTATCGCCGAGCAAGAGAGAACGGCGTGTGGGACAAAATGATGAAGCATCTTGTCAAAATAACACGAAAACAAGCAGGAAGGAATGAAGAACCAAGTTACGCACTGATCGATTCACAGAGCGTAAAAACAACGTGTTATGGAGAAAATCATGGATATGACGGGGGAAAAAACGAAGGGAAGAAAACGGCACATTGTAACAGATACGATGGGAAATCTCCTGTGTATTCACGTTCATGCGGCAAATATTCACGATACAAAGGGCGGCGTATACACGTTTGAAAAAGCACTTTATCGGTATCCGACCATTCAGGCGGGATGTGCAGATGGCGGTTATAGAGGAACATTCCGGAATACTTTTGATGAATTTCACAACATCAGAATTGATATTTCTATGCAAATAAAAGAACAGAAAGGATTTCAGGTTTTACCAAAACGTTGGGTTGTTGAACGTACTTTTGCATGGCTGAATGGTTCACGCAGGTTGTCAAAGGATTATGAAACTTCTTGTTGCTCTGCTGAAACAATGATTATGATTTCTCATGCTGCTACACTCTTAAAACGCCTATGAACACAAGCTCTTAGACTTCTCACGGACTTTTTCTTTCTTCTTCGGTTCATGAGAAACCTGTTTTGCCATATCTTTGATCTGCTGTCGGGTGATCTCCGCACGGGGTTTGGTCAGTTCGCCTTGCTTTTCGCTGGCAAACTCCTGAAAAGCCCTCTTGAAATTTTCCATTTTTCCTGCCTGAAAGAAAACATGATAGGTATCGCTTTCCGGTTCTTTCTTGACGGCATAGTCAATGTCATATTTCTTTGCCACGCTCAGAAAATCCTCAATGCCTTTGATCTCCACGTTTTCCAGTTTGCCGGAATGCTCCGATAGCTTTTTCATGGAAACTCTGCCTTTTCTCTGCGACTTTCCGGAAAGAAAGTCCTGCATGGCAGATTTCAAAGTATCGACCGTAAATTCTCTGCTTCTGACCGACAGATCTATGGTTTTTCGCAAGCCTTTTTCAAAGTCTGTACTCATGCCGGAAACGCAAATACTGCGTCGATGTTTTCACGAAGCCATCTGGAAAAATCATTTCTGACGGCATGAAACTTTTCTGCATCGTCATATTCTGCGACAACGATACCGTTTTCCGTATCGCCTTTCAGATAGACTATGAAACCGTATCCGCTTCCGTCATCGTACTCATCACAGGTTACACAGGAAACGGCATTAGAGTAGTTGAATGCTGTTCCGTCCTGCGAGATAATTGATAAGGTCATACGCTCACTCCTTTTCCGCTTACTATTTTCAGTTTAGCAAAATTGCTGTGGTGAAATCCGACAAGTTTAGTCAAGTGTTGTCAAGTTTCGTCAAAAAATGTTTTCTGATTTTTATTTATTAGATTGACTTTTACAGAGAAATATAGTATAATAAATTGTACGATTAATGTAACTTATAGAAGGTAATGCGAATTATGGTTAAGAACAATTTTGAAATCGATGTAAAGGTGAAATGTATCGAAAATGGGACAACTCAGGTGCAAATCGCCAAAGATATACACACTTCAAAGGAATATGTGAATAAGGTTATTAAAAAGCAAGAGGGTATTGTCAATCGGACATATGTGCAAATTCTTGAAGCACTTGGATACGACATTGAACTGGTTTATGTAAAACGAACGGAGGATTAAACATGGATATTCAGCCATATAATGAGCAATTTCAGAAAGTTGTCAATATCATCGAATCGGCGAAAGAACGTGCATACAGGAAAGTGAATGAGGAATTGATTACGATGTATCGTGATATCGGTGAATATATCAGCAAGCAATCCCAAAATAGTTCCTATGGAGATGCTTTTGTGCAAAAATTAGCGGATTTCTTTTCTGAAAATTATCCTGAGTTAAAAGGATTCAACAGGCGTGGATTATACAGAATGAAGCAGTTTTACGAACTTTATCAGGGCGAAGAAAAAGTGTCACCACTGGTGACACAATTGAGTTGGTCGAATCATTTAAAGATAATGTCAGCCTGCAAGACGATGGATGAACGTATTTTTTATATGAATATGTGTATCAAAGAGCGATTGTCAAAGAGAGAATTGGAAAGACAGATCGACAGCGGTTATTATGAAAGATATATGCTGTCGCAAAATCCACAATCGCTGGCACTTGAAACAGCTAAAAAGACAACAGGAAATATTTTTCTTGACAATTATGTCCTTGACTTTCTTGATGTTCCCGAACCAATGTCTGAACATGATTTACAGAAATCCATCATTCGTAATCTGAAAGATTTTATTCTTGAAATCGGAAAAGATTTCACTTTTGTTGGAGAAGAATATCGTGTTCAGGTGGGCAATCATGATTTCTTTATTGATTTGCTGTTTTATCACAGAGGACTGTCTTGTCTGGTAGCTTTTGAACTGAAAATCGGGGAATTCAAGCCGGAATATGTGGGACAAATCAATCTATATTTGGAAGCACTGGACAGAGAGGTGAAAAAGGAAAATGAAAATCCAAGTGTAGGAATTATTCTCTGTGCAAGTAAAGACGATGAAGTTGTTGAATTTGCTCTCAGCAGAAGTCTTTCACCGACAATGGTTGCAGAATACAATCTGAAACTGATCGACAAAAAATTGTTGCAAAAGAAATTAAAGGAATATATTGAACTGGCAAAACTGACAGAAGAAAACACATAAAGAAAAATGACCGATTTGTAACTCCATTGTACAAATCGGTCACCTTTTTATATCAACGACGAAATGGCTTTTTCGCCAACACCAAGGTGATAATACACCCCCTGTCTTGTCATAAACATCTCTCTTGAAATTTGTGCAACAGATTTTTGGTCAAGATATCTTTTCACCAGAATTTCTCTGCACTCATTATTATCGATTTTCTGTATTGCATCAAGAATATTTTCTTTGATGATAGCTGATCTTGCAATCAGGCATTTCAGCTTATCAGATAACGCATCAATATCGTGCTGAAAATAATCACTGAGAGCATTGAACTTTGCAACTTCTACCATACTATCCAACTGCAGCTTCACGCTTCTGATCTGCCGGTCGATCATAATATACTGCCACAAAAACTCTTTACCTGTCAAAATAGTAGACCTCCTGCATTTTCTTTATGAAATATCTTCCGTCCAGTCCGGACAACAGCCTAAACCAATCCGACAGAAAAAAGCTTTCCAGTTCTTCTTTTCTTCGGTACACAGAATCGCTTTTGGTATGATGTCTGACAGCTAAGAGTGTGTATTTGTAACTTTCTGCTGCCACAATGACAATGGCATGGGCAAGCTGTATGTAGCCGTCAAGTAAAGCTGACATCCAGTTCACCGCTTTTCAACTGCCTTTTCAGATCACTTACCAATGTGTGATAGAGTGTTTCGCTATCCGCTGATACATAGCGAAGCATTTCAAG